AGTGCCACCCGGATCCTCGAGGCGCTCATCGAGCGCCAGCTGTCGCTGACCGGCCGCGGACCGCAGGCCCTGCAGATCTACCGCCTGATCCGCCAGCGCGCTTTGCTCGGCGAGAAGGAGCTCGAGGTGGCCGGCGAGCAATTTCGGCTGCCGAGCTACTACCCTGCCCTGCTGACAGAGGCGGAATGGACGGACCTGCAAACGCTCGCGGCCGGACGCGGCCGCCGCGCCGCCAAAGGCCCGGTCCCCCACATCATCACCGGCATGAAGATCACCGTCTGCGGCTACTGCGGCCGCGCCCTTGTGGGGCAGAACATCGGCACCCGCGGCCGCCGGCCGGATGGTGGCATTCATGACGGCCACCGACGGCTCCACTGCACGAGCTACAGCCATGGCGGCTGTCCGGTTCCTGGATCATGCTCGGTCGCGCCGGTCGAGCGCGCGCTGATGTCCTTCTGCTCGGACATGCTGAACCTGCAGGCGCTCTACGGCGGCGATCGCGCTGCTGGGCCACGGGCCAGGCTGGCCGCTGCGCGCACGCAGCTCGCGGACCTGACCACCAAGCTCGAGCGCCTTACCGACGCAATGCTCGAGGCCGACGGCGACGGCGGCGCCCCAGCGGTTTTCGCCAAGCGCGCCAGAGCGCTGGAATCCGACCAAGCCGCGGCTCAGACCGAACTCGCGACAGCCGAAAGAGAGCTGGCCTCGGTGGCGCGAACCGACCTGCAGGGCGTCGACTCGCTCTGGCGCAACCTGGCCGCCGGCGTTGAGGCGCAGGATATCGATGCTCGGATCCAGGCAAGGCAGCTGGTGGCTGACACGTTCGAGCAGATCGTGGTCTACCGTCGCGGGGTTCGCCCGGACGACACACCCGAGGGCGTCATGGACTTGATGCTGCTGGCCAAAGGCGGCACCGCCCGTATGCTCCGGATCGACGGCAAGGGGGGATGGGTCGCGGCTGAGAGCCTCGCGAACGACACACGATAATTGATCTCATGAAATGCAGCGTTTGCGGTGGCACCGCCTTTACCAGCCGGGCAGTCTTGTGGGAGGGTCTCATCGCCGAATGGCAGCTCTCTCGCCCCGAAGCGGACTACGTCGATCGCCAGCAGGGCGAGACCTGCAACTCGTGCGGATCGAACCTTCGCTCTATCGCGCTGGGGGACGCAGTCAGATCATTCCTCGGCACTCGCGCCCCGCTGCGCGAAGCCGTCAACTCGGCGGCTGGTCAAAGCCTGTCCATCCTGGAGATCAACGAGGCGGGAACCCTGACGCCAGTCCTTCGCCAGTTTGGCGGTTACGTGTTTGGGGCCTACCCCGAGGTCGACATGCATGCGATCCCGTATGCCAGCGGCACCTTCGACATCGTGATTCACTCCGATACGCTGGAGCACGTCCCTAACCCGGTCCATGCTTTGGCTGAATGCCGAAGGGTTCTAAAGCCCGGAGGTGCCCTCTGTTTCACCGTGCCGGTCATCGTGGGCCGAATGACACGCGATCGCGCCGGCCTTCCGAAAAGCTTCCACGGAGACCCCAGCACCGCGACTGACGACCTGGTAGTCCAAACCGAGTTCGGCGCAGACGCGTGGACCTACGTGATGGAGGCCGGCTTCAACCGGGTCAACATCCACGCAGCAGGTTATCCAGCAGCGACGGCATTTGCTGCATATTGCGACTAGTCGTCGCCGGGCCAACAACGAGAAAAGGCCCCCAGCGCCGAAGCGCTGGGGGCCTTGATCATGGCGGTGCAGCCGTCTGCACCAGGTCGGCATAGCTCACTCCGGTGGCGAGGTCGATGGCGTCTCGTTGAGCGTCGCCCGCCACTGCCTGATATTCCGCTGCGCACGCAAGGTGTAGTCCTCTTGCGACTTCAGCCTCTCGCCGGCTTGCCGCAAGCTCGGCGGGACAGGCGGCGGCGCTGGGCAGGCCACTACTTCGGGCGGCGGCATCGAGCCGGGCAATGTCACGGCGCAGGCCGTCAACATCATCGAGATTGCTGCGGTCGACAGAACCTGCAGCCAGCTTGCGCGATCGGTTCGCATTTTCGAGCTCCGCGGCCGAGGCCGCCTGTTGATGTTCAAACTTCCGGAAGTTGCTGTTCGCGGCGAGTGCCACTTTCGCGCGCCTCGCGTCGGCCCTGGCCACGCTCAACCCCAACTCGTGGAGCTCATGCCGAGCACCATCGCGCTGCTGGCCAACCCAACAGCCATGGAGCGCGGTAGCAGCCACCAGCGAGGCCCAGATCCAGCCAGGCAGCAGCCCGAACAAGGCGGCGACCGCCCGGGCAGTAGTCATCATGAATACCTCCCGTACCGGTAGACCTCGCGCGCATGGCGGAGCGCCACGATCGGCGAACGAAACTCCCGGGTGAACCGCCACCACTGGACGATCGACCATCCAAGTCGTTTCGCGCTCATGGAAACTTCGCCTCCCCTGACACGATCGCCGATCGGGCGTCCATCCCCATGAACACCAGCCGCGTCGCCTCGCGCCGGCGTTGTAGACCCTTGAGGACCTGTCTGCCGGCGCGGTTCCACTTCGGAAGTTCGGCGGCCGCGCCCGCATAGTCGCCGGCGTTGAGCTTGCGCAGGAACGTCGACGGCTGCCCGCTGGCCAAGTACAGGATCCCGTCCCTGCCGCGCCCGCCGGGACCCGTGTTGTAGACAGTCGAGACCACGGCATCGAACTGACGCGGCGACAGTGGCACCTGCACCGCCGAGCGCGTCACCGGCTCGAAGTCACGCACCAGGCGCTTCGCGTAGCGACCATCGGCTTCGGCCTGGCTGATCACCAGGCCGACCGACACGTCCTCGGTGTCACCCCAGCCGATGGTCCAGGGCTTGCCGCTGAGATGCGCGAACTGGGCTGGCACGCTGGCCAGGCTGTAGGGATCGATGCGCGCCCGCTGGAGTGCAATGAACAACGGTGAGGCGGGGTCCGGGTAGGCACGCAGTTGGCACCGCTCATAGTGGTGATTGAGCTCGTGGCCATCGGGGCCTGTATGAAGGTGCTCGTTCATGGCTCACCCCGAACAGTCTCGGGCGGCGCCCCTTTGACCCACCGCGACCAGCTCGCAAGGACCATGAGCAAGATGCCGCCGATGCCTGCGGCATCGTTCCAGTCCATCGCACGCCCTCGACACAGCTCGAGCGCGGTGCCGAATGCGTAGGCGCCGAACATGGCGTACACGAAGAACCAGACGTAGCTGTTTCGGGTGCTCCGCATCAGATCGATGCGGCAGATGCACGCGATGATCACCGCAACGCAGGCCAGTAGGGCGGCGTAGTGAATGAATTGGACCATCACTGACCTCTCATCTTTCCGATGCGAGCCAAGCCCGCGTTGAGCAGCTCTGTGACGATCTTCTGCGCGCCGAAGCCCCCCACCAGGCTGACCAGGATTAGCAAGGCGCGAGATTCGCTTGAGAAGATCGACAAGATCCCGGTGCCCACCGCGGCGCCGATCAAGGTCGAAAGCGCGATGTAGATCACGGAGCGCACTCTCCCCATCGGAACGTCGTTCTGGAACAGCGCGAATTGCGCGCCGACCATGCCCCAGACGAGTGAGTAATAGTCGACCCCCAACAGCGACATGGTGAGGGCCGACAGCGCCAACGCGAACGCGTGTACACCAGCGGTTGTAGGTTCGGGCAAGGCAGAGACTCCAGAAAAAAGAAAACCCGCCGAAGCGGGGGTTTGATCAGTTGGTGGGCTGCGGCATGTTCGCGCGGACGGCTTCGGGCAAGTGCTCCAGGTAGGCCAAATATCGGGGATCGTCGGGTTCGACGGCCTCCGCATGAGGGAAGACTTGGGCGTCCTGTGGAAGCGCGGACCAGGAGACGGCCACCGTCCTGGTCGAGTCCGAAAATTGCAAGTACATGAAGCTCTCCTCAGATGGTGTAGCTGGAAATGGCGAGGCTCAGAGTCGGCGAGGAACCACCAAGAACGGTCCAGGTGCCATAGATCGTCTGCGGTGTCAGGAGGATCACGCGGCCATTCGTCGTCAGCGACGACAGGTTCGCGGAACCCAGCGTTTGCGTTAAGGTCGCGGTGCCGCCGTTGGTGGGCGAAGAAGATGAGAGGCCCAATGCATAACTCGACGCCGCCGTGGCAGTCGTCTGGGTAACTGCGAGCAGAGCCGTCTTGGCGTTCTTCGGGACAGCCAGCGTGATGGCGGTGTTCGTCAATGCCGCCGAATAGTTGTTGGAGACCACCGACGCTAGAAGAACCTCGCGGTCTTGCTGAAAACCGATGGTGAACTGACTGCTCGCGTTGGTCGGCCAGACGCTGATGAGTGCGCTGGCGGTATAGCCGGCCGGCATATTCGCGCCGCCGTAGACCTCGGGCGCGACCGCCGCGGTTGCGTTGGTTGCCAACAGGTTCGATGCACCCGTGGTCGGGTTGTAGATGGCGTAGATCGCGACGTAGCCAGAAGCTGGCGCGGCGCCGGTGTCCATGCCGCCCGCGCCGACCGTCGCGAGATTGATCGTCTTGTTGAACGCCGCCAGGCGTCGTGGGCGGCCGCCAATCGCCGTGGAGACGATCAATTCGTCCGCAGTGAATGTCGCAGAGGCTGAGACCGCCGGGACAGAAGCTCTGAGATTGCGCACCGTGCCGACCACGGGGCTGAAGAGCTGCGTGAGAGCTTGAAGAGCTTGGTTGCGGGTAGCGCCATCGAGGACCAATCCCGCCGCCTCGACGACGCTCGCGAGCTCCTCTTGAACGTTGTTCACCCACGCGGCGTTGAAATCCGTGGGGGCTACGCCGTTGGCGAGGTCGCCATCCTTGAAGCCATCTTTGCCGGGCCCGAAGAGGTCGATGGCCCGGGTCGCTGTATCGATGCGTTTCATCGATGTCCTTTCACTCTTGGTAAGAAAAAATCACGGTGGTGTGGGCCGGCTTGCGCTCGGTGATCGGGCACTCAGCCAACGAAGCGGCGAACATCTGCAGCGCATCGTTGCAGTCGTCGTTACAGTTCATGAGCCGCACGTTGTCGATGGGGCGCGGGAAATTCACCCTCCACACGAACTCGTCGGCCTGGCTGTACAGCGCGTCGTTGCAGTTGTCGTTGCACGTCATCTGCCGGAACTCGGAGATCGTTGCGCCCGGCTCGCCGAACCTCCGCGCGAGTTCAATGAAGTAGGCACGCGACTGACCGCCGATCTCGGTCAGGCGCTGCCAAGCAATGAGGCGCCGCTCATTGATCGAGAGCGGAAGCGAGACCATGCAGTCATCGGGAAGGCCGAGGACACGCTCCCAGTCCGGCAACATCTCAGTGGTCGTTCGAGGATCTGACTCCTCCAAGAGAGTCCAGATCCTGACGTCAAGGCGGGCCAGCTCAATGCCCCAGATCGCCCGCAACTTGTCTTCCTGCCACGCCGGACCCTTCGGAGTCAGGCCCTCAATCAGGCTGGCGTAGTCCTCAGCGCTCAAAGCCATGTGATGACTCCCATCGTCGCCATCTGTGCAGTCGTGTGCACAACGTTCGCCGCGGGCACCGTGAGCACGTGGTCGACCTCGCCAGCGGCGGTACTGATCGCCTCGCGAATGTGGCTCAGCAGGATCGTGGCCCCGGGCGCCGCCTCGCGCTCGAGCAGATCCCTGAGCGATGCTTCGACGGCCGCTTTGACCTCCGGCGTGGACGGTGCCAGCTGGATGGTGAATGCAAGCGGCACGGCCACGGGCGCGAAGGCGTATACCTGCGCTGTCACCGGCCGGACCTCCTCCAGGTGTGCCAGCACCACGGCGACCTCGCCGGCGTCGGGAATGATCGGCGTGTCACCATCTCTCACGAACCGAACGGTGACTGTGCCCGGTCCCAGCTCCTGAGGGAACACCCACGCGCGAGTCACGCCCGGCACCTCGAGCGCCCACTGGACGTAGTCATCGGCGCTGCCGCCATTCGGTGGCCTGCGGATGCGCGCAAGAAAGCGGGCGCGCAGATCCTCGTCGAGCTCGCTGTCGGAACCGTTGACCATGCTGACGACAATCGCCACGGTGTTCACGCCGGCGATCGGCGTCATGAGCGAGAGCTGCGCGCCCGCATCTGTGTTGCCCGCGGCGCCCGCCACCACAGCCTGCAGCGGAACGTCCCCGGGCACCTCGGTGGATACGGACACCTCGAACTCGGTGCCGTCGGCACGCCGATACAGGGTGCCGGCTGGCACTGTGCCTGCACCGGTGGCCGCCACCGTGCCGTTCGCGAACTCGGCAGGCTTTCGTGTGATACCCCAGAGCGACGCCCAGCGCTCAAGAAACTCGGCTTCGGCGGTGTCGTAGATCACCTGGCCTGCGATCCACTGCAGGTGACCGTGCAGCTCGTGCGAAGCGCCCGCCAGCACGCGGGCATAAACCACGGCGTCGGAGCGGCGCAGCAGCTCCTCGGCACTCAGGCGCGAGGTGGTATCGGCCTGCGTACGCGCGATGAGCTCGCGAAGGGTCGGGCGCTCAAACATTCAGTGATCTCCAGGTGTTGTCGAAACGCAGCTCCAAAGGAGACTGCTGGTCGCGCTCGATGACGCATTGCAGTGCCAAACGGTCGAGCCCCTGGCGCTCTGCCGTCACGGTGACGCGCGTAGCCACGCGGTCGTCGAGCATCCACTGCAGGGCTTCTTGCGCGTAGTCACGGGCGCGGTTCAGCGTTTGCTGCGTCAGCTTCTCGCGGACCAGCAGCCAGAGCCGCGAGCCGATGCGGTCGTTCGGCATGGCGTCCAGGCCGTCGCCCCACCAGCCCCAGCGCACGCCCTCGTGGGGATCCTCGCGATTGGCGCGGCGCCAGGTGAACAGGGAAATGACGGCGGAACGCACGAGAGGGTCGCTGACGGCCAGCCAGGAGGACTCGACGCCGTTGATGACGATCGGCATGTCGGGGGCGTAGCTGGGCATGATCAGATGGGCGCCGAGGTGACGCCGCCTCCATTGGTGACATTGCCATGCGCATGGCTATCGCCGATGTTCTGGCCGTTGTGCGTGAGGACCGGCGACAAGAGTCGGATCTCCTCTCCCGCCGAGATCTCAATGATTCCCCCGCGCTTCAGCACAATCGAGGAACTGCCGTCGTCGTGGATCGCAACCTCGCCCTCCTCCAGGCTCTCGATCCTGAAGCGCCGATCGGCGGCGATGATGACGATGCCGTGGGAGCGATCGCCGTCAACGAAGAGCGCGGCCACTTCCGCGCCAGGCAACGGCCTCGAGGTGAAGCCGTAGGGCTCGAAGTGCTCGAGCGCGTCGAGCGTCTCACCGGCCAGCAGGTTGACCTGCAAGGTCTGCATCTTCGTAGCCGCGTTGCTCAGCGCCACCGTGCCGCGCGCGAACATGTTTTGGATGCGCCGCGCGGCGGGTCCGAGCATGCGGGCAATCATTCGCTCATTCATCGCTTGATGTCTCCGAATTCGTTGGTGGGTCGGTTGGTGATCACCTTGCGACCGTCGGCTGGGCGCACGTCGCTCCACTCATCGCTAGCACCGCCGCTACCCTTCTTCTTGGTCGACTCGGGCTTGTTCACGTAGCCATCCTTCGGGCCGACCTTGAGCACGCACAGCATCCCGGCCTCGCCCAGCTGGTACTGGATCTCCGCGATGACGAACTCGTCGTCGAAACCGACCGCGGGATCTCGCACGCGCACGAGCATGTTGTGCAGCCAGAGGGCTCCGTCGGCTTGCCGCCAGCCGTTGATCGTGTAGGTGGTCTCCAGCGCCTTCGCCTTGCGGTGCGCACGCTCGTAACGCACCCGCTCGGTGGCGCTGCTGCTGGTCGACTCGCCGCCTTGCTTGATCATCAGGATGCGGCGGCGGCTGATCGTGTCGTCCGTGATGCTGGCAGTCTCACCGGCGACGGTCTCGCCGAACTCGTCGTCGCTGCCGGGCCGCTGACCCTTCACGACGTACTCGGTGAAAACGTCCTTGAAATCAAGCGGCGCATCGCACTTCAGAATGTTCTGCCCCAGCTCGAGCGCAGTGGTCGCTCGGCCTGCGGAGCCGACTTCGATGAAGACGAGCCGGCCGAGCGCATCGTCGGTGGCCAGCTGCTGCCTCAGCTTCAGCATTCGCTCGATGCTTTCGAAGACCGTCTCCCCCTGCTCGACCGCGTGCGACAGCGCCGCGCCGGTATCGACCTGCGTGGCGACGTCAACGCTGTACGGCCTGGCCAGGTCGGAGGCGATTCGTTCGACCTTGGCGCCGCGCCACTGGGAGGGCTTTCCGTCCACCGCGCAGTCGACCAGGTCGCCTGTCTTGCTGCGCCCGCGGACACCGACGGTGACGCTCGTCCCGTCATAGCTGATCGGAGTGGCATCCACGTAGCCAGTGAGCACCTTGTCAGCGCCGATCCACAGCTCGCATGCATCGCCAGGATGCACGCGCCGCGGGATCTCGGTGTTGCCAGGCCAACTGTTGGTGATGGTCAAGTCGAAGTCGCGCACCTGGCGCTCAATACCGGCCTGGATCGCGACGGATTTCCACCCTCCGAACTCCAGCCCGCCGACCAGCAGGCGGACGGCATTGCTTGGTGCTGTCATGCGGAAAGGACCCTCAAGGCGCGGGCCGGCGCAAAGCCGGGGTGGCGGATGGCATTGCGCTCGATCAGTTCGGCCTCCCGCGCCACGTCCTCATGGAGGTCGTAGGCCAGCGCCAGGCCGGGCATCACCATGCGCGGCGTGTAAGTCAGAAGGCGCGCCGACTGGGACAGGCGCGCTGTGATGTCGGAGTACACCCGGGAGCGCAGCACCTGCAGCGGCACATAGACCGGGTCCGCGGCCTCGAACGAAGCCACCTCAGCCGCAGTCGTGACGCTGTCACGCACGAGCACCGCATCGTCAAACACGGGCAATGGCATCGCGGAAGCCATGCCGGCCGCCTGAATCAACGTGGAGCGCTGGTAGAGCTGCGCGACGGCCGCGGTGTTGGACTGCACCTGTCGCGTCGCCGGTGCCGACGAGGTCGGCGCCACCACGTAGCTGCCGTAGTCGCGGCTGAGCGCCGTAAGCGAGATCGCGGCATTTCGATTCAGCCGAGCGGATCCAGCCACGCTCGTGGGTAGCACCGCGCGGTTGAACATGCCGATCACGCCGGCGGCAAACTGGCGCGCATGCTCCACCGCCCCCAGCACCTCGCCGCCAGCCGATAGTGCAGAGTTCGCCCAACTGGGTAGCTCTCCCCGCAGAAGACCGACGAGTCCGCCGGACGTCGCCAGCATGTTCCCGAATCGAGTGATGTCGCTCACCAGGCTGTCGAGCGCGAACGATGGCAACCCCTCCATCGAGAACGATGGGAATCCGTCAGCCGTCAGCCCTTCGGCCAAGTCGAGAATCGATGCGTCGCCCAGCTCATCGGCCGCGACGAGCGACTGGGCACCCAGCGAATCCGCGGCTGTTGGAAACTCGAGCTCGCCGGCCTCTACGAACGAAAGCGTGAGGGAGCACATGCCCCCGTGCTCGCGCGAGTGCGACACACGCGCCGGCTCTTTCACGTTGACCGTGAGCTCGCCGTACCACGGGTGCACCAAGGCTCCGGGACCTTCTGTCTCGATGGCGGCGAGCAGGTCATCCCGCCGTGCCAGGTAGTCATCGCCGACGACGAATGCCGTGATCTCGAACGTGCGCGTGGCGCGGCCGAGATCTTCGGTCCAGGGCTTGTCGCGCTGCGGGTACTCATGCACTTGCACGCGACGGCCGAAGCTACCACTGTCGCCCTCGACCTCGAAGGGCACGCCGCGGAAGCTCGCGGACCGAAGATCTTCGCGCCAGGTCATCCAATTCCTCCCATACTGCGATAGCCGACGTCGGGGTTGAAATCCAGACCCGACGTATTCGTTTGGCCCGGATCGACGCGCATTCCAGGCGGCGCGTTCTCGAAACGCACCTTCATCTCGCCCTGCACGCGTGCAGACGCCTGCATCGCACCGGCCTGCATCAGCGGCGTCGGTCCCGCGATGCGGGGGCCGAACGACTGATTGCTTGCCTGCGCGCCGAAGTTCTCGGTCAAGGCGCTGCCCACGCGCGCCGCGCTGCCGCCGATGAGCCGCATCACCGGACCCACGATTCCGCTGACCTTGTCCCACACGCCGGACAGGAACGTGAGCACCGGCTCCCAGGCCTGGCGCACGACCTGCAACGGCTTCCACTCGCTCAGCAGCCCGCCGATCAGCTGCAGCCCCGCGGAGGCCACGGCGGAAAGGTTCTCCCAGAACGCCCCGGCCCATGCGGTGATAGCGCCCCAGTTGTTCACGATCACACCCAGCGGTGACCACGAGAAGAGAAAGCGCAGAACGTTCCACGCGACCGTGGCGCCGGCCTTGATACGCTCCCAGACGCCAGACAGGAACGGCCCGACCACATCCCAGTTGCGATAGATCAGATAGGCGGCTCCAGCGATCGCCGCAGCGGCGAGCACAAATGGCGCCGCCAACAGCGCGAGCTGCCCGAACGTCAATGACATCCCGAGCAGCACCACCTGCCCGGCGCGCAAGGCGGTAAAGAGCGCACTCAGCGGGCCCAGCACCAGGCCGAATCCCTTGGCCACCAGGGGTAGCAGGACGAAGCCGAGACGGCCCAGCGCGCCACCCAGGCTCACCAGCGAAGCAACAGGCCCGGCCAGCAGTAGTACGCCCACCAGCTTCGCCACGCCACCCAGACCTCCGAGGCGATCCACGAACTCGCCCAGCACCGTCCAGGCACGCTGCAGCTCCGTCGTGAGGCGCTCGAACCCGCCGGACTCGATCCAGGCGGTGAAGGCGTTGGCGACGCGCTCGATCACCGCACCGATGCGCTGCGCGATCACCTCCCGGTTGGCGCTAATCCAGCCCTGCATCCGCTCGACGAGGCGCTGCATGGCAGGTGCGGCGCGCGACATGATCTCGCCGGACAGCACCTTGTACCGGACGCCGAGCTCCTCGAGGTTCTCATCGAGCTTGTCGAGGCGGCCCACCGCACCGGCGCTCAGGACCCGGCCGGAGGACTCCAGTTCGGCGAACAACTCGCGCAGCGACTTGCCGCCCTGCCCCAGCGTCCCGATCAGCTTGCTGCCGCTCTTGCCGAACATCTCCATCGCCATGCGGGTGCGCACCGCAGGATTGGTGTTCTTCTCGAACGCATCCGACAACTCCGGCAGCATGTCGGTGAGGCTGCGCACCTGGCCCTTGGCGTCGCGCATCGGAATGCGCAGGCGGTTCATCAGGCCCGCGAATCCCTTGTCCTTGCCGGCCGCGCCCTCGGCGATGCCCTTGTTGAACTTGATGATGGCGTCGGTGGCGGCCTCGGCCTCCACACCGCCCAGCCGGAATGCACCTTGCAGCAGTTGGAGGTTCGTGACGCTCTCGCCAGTGGTCTCGGAAGCGTCCTGCAGGCCCGCTGAGAACTGCATCGCTCCGCGCGCCGCAACCAAGAAACCGACGCCCAGGCCGGCGAAGCTCAATGCACCGAGGCCCGCCAGCGGCAGCAGCTTGCCCGCGACGTTCTGCGCGGCCGAGCCCACGTCGGAGACGCTCTTGCTGATCGCCCGGAAGCTGCCATTCAGCTTTGCGAAGTTCATGCCACCCAAGGCGCCCATCAGCGCCTTGGTTTTCGCGGTGTTGACCCCGATTTTGTTGAGCGTCGGCGACAGGCGGTCGACCGCGCTGATGATCGCCTGAAGGTGTACTTGCTTGGCCATCAGGCCCCCTGTTTCTGGAGTTCGGAGATGCGTGCGGCGTGGGCCTCCCACGCGTCGAAGCGGCTGAGCGGGAGCGACTCAACCACTTCGGGGCTTACTCGCCAGAACCAGGCGAGCTCGAAGACTCGCTCTTCGAACTGGTCTCCTCCCCCACTCCGAAAAAACCGCAGATCTCGGAGTGCAGGACGAAGAGGTCACCCGGCGTCAGCTGGTCGACCGAGGACATCGGGATCTTCGCCAGGCGCGAGATGTACTTCGCCCCGATGTCCGGGTAGAGCTTCGGTTCGGCCACGCCGTTCGCGCCGGGCACCGCCATGAACGGATAGCCCAGCTCGCGCACGTCCTTGGCCGTGGGTTCGGAAAGGACCAGCTCGAGAAGCTCTTCGCCGTGCGCCTTGATCGGCTTGCTGAGCGGGAACGTGATCCCGCTCATTGCCACTGGCCTCGCATGCCTTCGAACTCGAGGTCCACCGTGCCGTCGTCGGCCTTGGCGCTGGGCTCGCCCGCCAGCACCGCGCCCGAGAGCGTGTAGGCCTTGCCGTTCGGCCACTCGGTGGTGATCGTCATGTCGGTGCCGTTGACGACGAGATCCATCGGGAAGTCGTCCCGGAAGATGGCCGAGAGCTTGAGGCCCGGCTTGCGCGCGGTTTCCTTGTAGCCCGCCGCGCCGTTGACGCCCATGATGATCTCTCGGGTGGTTTCGCCGAGCGGTGCCTCGGCGCCGCCGCTGACCTCGAGCTGCTGCCCGTCGACCTTGATGAAGGTCGTGCCTGCTACACGTTTTCCCATGTTTCTTTCTCCTATGTGGGGGTTGGATCAGTACTGCAGGCGGAACTGCGCCAGGACGGCGAAGACGCGCAGCTGGTTGACCAGGTCGGGCGGCAGCAGCACGTCGAGCCGGTTCGGGTCCGACGCGTTGCGCTCGACGATCAGATTCGCCCTGAAGGCCTTGGCGTTCTCCGCGATGCCGAGTTCTTCGAGGTCGGCGTATTCCGCGATCAGTTCGCCGCGGATGATCGACGGCGTGACGATCGCCTGGCCCGCGCCGAAGCGCGTCCCGTCGTCCGCCAGCTTGTGGCGCGGGTACTTGTTCGTGATCCGCGAGCGCAGGCGCCGCAGGATGAACGCCAGCGTGTGCAGGGTCTCGCTGTCCAGATACGACGGGTCGGCCTGGCCCCAGAGGTTCTTCTGGTAGGTCGTGATCGCACGCTCGACGCGGACCGCGCCGCCGGCGGTGTAGCTGGTGGCGATGCCGCTCGACAGGAGCGTCTGGCGCTCCGTCTGGATGAAGCGACCCGCGCCGGCCGCAGGCAGCACGCCGACGAGCTCGCCGGTCTGCGTCGGCCGAGCCGGGTCGGCGTTGATGAACACCGCGTTGCGCGCGGCGTATGCGGCCACGTAGTCCCACACGGTGCTCGGCACCGTCGATTCCACGCCGGCCAGCGTAGCGTGCTGGTCGTTGCGCAAGATCCCAGCCGCCTGCAGCGCGGCGAAGCTGCCGCGCTGCGCGGCATACACGTGGCCATAGATCTGGCGGTTCCACGCCCAACGGCCGGTGTTGTCGTTCATCAGCACCTTGAAGGCGTCCAGCGCGGTGGCGTCAGAGAACGGCGAAACGATGAAGTCGTATTCGTCGTCGCCGAGCGCCGCCAGGCCTGCGGTGAGCGTCGGCGTGCCGGCGCCACCTGCCATGGCGACGATGGCCGCGCCGACGCCCGTTGGCAGCACTTCGCCGCCGGCGACGCCGCGGTAGTTGTGCTGGACCACGATGTCGTTGCCGACGAGGCCCGAGTGCCGCGCGGTGAGCGTTACGACGCCGAGCGCCGACGCGGCCGTGACGGGCAGCGTGGCATCGGCGTTGATCGCGGCTGCCACGGATGCGGCGATCGCCGTCGCAGTGTCAGCCCCGGCCACGGCCGCCTGCACCTTCTGCGCTCCGATGTAGACCGCGATCGCCCCGGCCGCAGAGGCCGGGCCGGTGTAGGTGATCGTGCCCGTGGCCGCGGCGCCGGCGCCAGGAGGAACAGGCAGACACCAGACCTCGCCGAACGAATCGTTCGCCCGGTACACCTCGTGCATGCGGGCCAGCATGGAGCTCAGACCGAAGACGGCGCGCGCCTGGTCGGTCGTGCTGACCAGGACCGGCACGTTGTCGACGGCGCTCGCGCCGACGGTTTTGTGGCCGATCAGCAGCGTGCGATTCTGCTGGCTGAAGTAGCCGGCCTGGCTGTTGTCGACTTCCGCATAGAAGAGCGGGACGCGGACATTGGCCGGCGTGTTGTTGAACGAGATGGTCATTGCTGCAGTCCTTTGCGGGCGGTGCGGGGTTGCGGGACGGGGGCTTCAGAAACAGAAGAGCCCGCGGGGGGCGGACTCTCGGTGGGGATGGATTCGGCGACGCGCGCCGAGTCCGGCGGTGGGTCGGCCTCGATGACATCGCCGTCTGCGACTCGACGCCACCAGTAGGGGCTGGCTTCGACCTGGCGCCCGACTGGAGCCAGGTAGCCGCCGCGATCGGGATCGGGCACGTGGTCGTGCTGGGGTTTCACGTACATGGCTCAGGGCTCCTCGGGAAAGTCAATCTTCAGCCGGGCCTCGGCGCGGCCATCGGGCCCCTGGCCGCCCGGGTAGGCAGCCGGGTCATCAGGGAAGTCCTCCGCCGGCCTGTTCGGATCGAACGGGTCGATGGTGTCCACCGTGATGTCAAGGCCTTCAAAGTCGGGGAGATCGGCGTTGCGGTCGGGAATCCAGGTGTCCTCCGTCGAGATCGCGTAGACCACCGAGAACTCGAACTGGTAGTAGAGGCGTTTGCGATCGAGGTGCAGCAGTTCACCGGCCTCGAACGCAATCGCGTCATAGTCGGGAGCGGGTTGGAAGCCCAGCAGCGCCTTGAACAGTGCAAGCCGCATGGTGTCGAGGTTGCTCGCCGCCTCCTGCCCGCGCTCGTCGACGGTGTTGTCCAAGACGGCCACGACAGCGAAGCGCTCGAGGACCGACTGCTGATAGCCGTTTGCGCTGGCCTGCTCCTCCGGTCGTTCATCGAGCGGCAGCACGTAGGCGGCAGGCATCTTGAGGTTTGCCGCCTCGGGAAGGATCTCAAACTTGGCGGCGCCGCCGACGGTGCGGCCTGCGAAGATGGGTGCGCGCTGACGGAGCTGCGCGATGATGACGTTCAGGTTCATCGCGGCACCAGCGCGAGTTGGAGGGCGAGGCGGATCGCCTCTGTGGCGCCGGAGCTGCGCTGCTCGAGCGCATCGACCATGTAGTCACCCCGTGGCTTGAGGCCTG